AATGTACCCCAGATCATCTTTTACTTGTAGCTACAAATGAATGGAAAGAAGCAAAGAAACTTAATATTGGAGATAGAATGACATCATGTATAAAAGATATGATTGTTGAAACAATTGAATATGTAAAGTCAAGTGATTTAATAGATTCTAATCATGTTTATGATATTGAAGTAAAAGATAATCATAATTTTATATGTAATTATATTATCGCACACAATTGTCATCATTTAGGTGCTGAAGTATTCAGTCGTTGTTTACCAATTGTAACATGTAAAAGAATGCTTGGACTTTCCGCTACATTAAAAAGAAAAGATGGTCTCAGTAAGGTATTTGAATGGTATCTTGGAAAGCCGGTTTATACAGTTAAACGCAAAGATAGCGATGTGATAATTCATGTTGAACGTTATTATGATCCAAAACCAGATTACTGTACAGAACAAACCCTATGGCGAGGACCAAAGTTAGGAAAACAATTAAATATAGCTAAAATGATAAATCAAGTATGTGACTATTTACCACGTAATAAAAGAATGGTAACAGTTTTAAAAGAAATTTTAATAAAAGAACCGAACCGTAAGGTACTTGTGCTAAGTGAACGTAGAAATCATTTACAAGAATTAGAAAATCTATTAAGATTGGAAGGATATAAATCAATTGGTTATTACGTAGGAGGTATGAATAAAGAACAATTGGATAAAGGAACCCTTGAAGATATTATTTTAGCAACCTTTCAATTGGCAAGTGAAGCAATGGATATTCCTAAATTGAATACGCTACTTCTAGGTTCACCAGTGTCATCCGTTGAACAACCGGTTGGACGTATTCAACGTAAGAAAAAAGAGGAGCGTGATTACATTCCATTGGTTATTGATTTCATAGATGAATTTTCATTGTTTGAACGTCAAGGGGCTAAACGTCTAGCCTTTTATAAAAAGAATGGATATGATATTCAAGATGTTACTCAAGAAATCAAACAAAATATGACAAAAGAATGTAAATATAAATTTATCATTGATGAAGATGATAACTAGAATTAAAATTTGCGGGGATTAATATTAATTTTATTATACAATAAACGTAATTGTACGGGTTCTAAATGTTCAAGCCATTGATAAACTTGATCCCATGTCATTGTATCTGGCATATCTAGAGTAGGTAAAAATGGAATGGGTGTATTAAAACATAGATTCCATTTTTCACTTAATTCTCCTTGGGTTAATGTACCTTGATCATGTAGATTCATAATATTTTGTTGAAGACATTTTGTTGGTGTTCTAAAATTCCAATAATAATAATAATAAATATTTTCACGATATTCTTGAAGTTCTTTATCAATACGTTTTTTAAATGCTTCTGGTATCATAATTAAATATAATTATAATTATTGCTTTAACTTATTTTAATAAGATTTAGAAACTTTTAAATTTATACTGCCCTTTTTATTTTTACGAATAAGATTTGGATCGTAATCTTGATCATCGTATTCTTCTTCATGACGATTACCACCCATCGATTGTTTTTCTTGTTCAAGAGCTTGCATATCCCATAGTTCTGGTGAACATACTTGAAAGCTGGTATGGTCTACAGCTTTATACCAGTACACTTGATCATCAATTTTATTACTTTGTACCTTATTATCAATTACCAGACACTCATAGTTTTGTGTGGTAGCATCCATAATTTGATTAAATACTTCAAAACTATGGAACATACCTGCGTATTGTTTATAAATACGTTCTCGTTGTGTAATTTGATTTTCACGAAGAATAAAAACATAATCAACGTTGGCACGTAAATGAGGAGGAATACCTAATGGATACTGCATAGTAATCATAAATAATGTTTTAACATGCCGTCCATTCATAAATAAAAAGCGAATATTTACATCATTGGGCCAAGTTTTATCATATAGACAATCATCTAAAATTAAAAAAGCACGAGGATCTAAGTCACTACGACTGTATTTCTTTTTTTCCATTGAATATTGATCTGTAATTTTACTTTGACGTTCAACAAATTTTTTAATAACAGCCGGATCATATTCATCATATATTAGCATACCTGGTACAAATTCTTCGAAGAAATGATTCGCACGTTCTGTAGGTGATATAACTACGCCAACAGGAAGATTTCGAAAATTATGCATTAAATCTTTTACTAAAAAACTTTTTCCAGTATTACGTTTTCCAATAAATAAAATAACACTATCGTCTTTGATATTACGAATATCGAACTGTCTTAGCTTTAGTTTCATCTTTATAACCGAATACAAATTTTTTTAAGATTTATAAACGAAGACTTACTAAAAATCGGGTAATCCAACGTAAATATCTTCATTCATTTTACTTAAGTATGTTTTTTCCATTGTATATTCAGAAGCTCCTCCTTTTATTTTTAAATCCCCTGTTTCTTTCCAAAAGAAATGAAATAGAATAGTCACAATTATTAAAATGAAAAAGAATAGTGCTATTTTACTACCAGTACTAGTTGGCATTTTACGTGATTGTTTAACACGTTGATCTTCGATGTATTGAAGAAGTAAAAAGAGTATAACCGCTACAACGATAATTAAGTAATACATGTCTGTTTATTTATGTTAGGAAAATGCTTATTTCTTAAAAAACGCAGTATTTATGTTTATTTAGTTAAAAGAATGAATTTTTTGGGCGTAATGATTTCTTTTTATTTTTAATTAATTCATGGATATAAATAAGTTTTTTCTTGGGAGTTTTTTCTGTTGATTCTTCATAGATAGTTACGGGTTCAATGATTAATGGTGTTTTGTTAAAAGGCTTTTCTAACACAAGAATATTATTTTTACCAATATCATCTTTTCTAACATCATTTATTGTATCATCATTTGTAATATCATATTTTTCAAATAGATCGATTTCTTTTGAATGTGTATTGCGATCTAAAGTAATTTCAGATGAAATATCTTTTTCTTCTTGGTTAGAAAATGATCTAATTGATGAATCGATAATGGTATCAATTTCAGAGTCTGAATCAGAGTGTGATTCTACTCTAGATTCTATTAATTTTTGATTATTATTATTTTCAAAATTAGAAGTAGCTGTTTCAGAAAGCGCCTCTTTAACTACGTGTTGAATTTCAATAAGATCTTCATCTAAATGTTTAGTTTCATCATCCTTAACATTTTTAATACTTTCATTATTTTCAATGCTCTCTGAATCGTCATCATTTTTAATACTTTCTTCCGAATCCTTAATGCTTTCCGAATCTTCATCATCCTTAATGCTCTCTTTATCATCAATACTTTCCGAATCTTCATCATCAATGCTTTCTATAGCTTCTTTATTATCTAAATTATCATTACTGTGTATTTTAGCATAATTATCTTCAGATTCTACTTCAGATTCAGATTCAGATTCGGATTCGGATTCTTCTTCCGATTCTTTTTCTGACTCGGATTCATACTTAGACTCCCGCTCAGATTCAGACACAGATCCAGACGCAGGTTCAGATTCGGATTCAGATTCGGACTCAGATTGTTCTAAAAGATCGGAACTTGACATTTGTTGAACCATTAATTCAATTGGTAAAGTATCACGGATAACACTACGAATTTTACGACGAATAATAAGTTCAAACTGATATAAATGATTTTGTTGTTCAACTGATTTTACTTGATGATAAAATAAAAAGGGACGCTTCCAAATATCACGAGCGATATGAATAAGTAATCTATGATAAAATGTTTCAGCATCAGGTACTTTAATTTTAATTTTATTACGATTTTCCTCAGGTAAGCCAAGCAATACTAATTTTACAGACAATATGTAAACAGTTTTTAAAAGTTCAGGAAAATAGTTACATTTAGAAGCTTTAATAAAATCTTTATAGCTACTTTCAACCTTTAATTGATTCCATTCAGGAATTCTAGCAAGGTCTTTTTGAAAAGTTTTTAGAATACCATGCTGAGAAGCTTCTTTTGAAGATAAATTTCCTTGATAAATTGATTTGTATAATTTATAAATGGGTTCATAAATAAGATCAAAAATATGATCCATATATTCCTCTTTTTGTTCACGAATGAGTTTTATAGATTTAGACATTCCTTGATTTTCAAGAAGGTAATAAAAGAAGCCGAATAAACGTATGGTTGTTATTTTTTTCAATTACTAATGTAATGAATCCAATATCACTATTAAAGTTAACATTTTATGTTACCTATGTATTTTTAATAACAACAGGGTCGGTTACTTTTATTGAAGCATTAACTTCTAAAGTACCTGAGGTTCGTCATATTTTAAATATTGAAACAGTTATATCGATTATTGCCGGTTTTTTCTACTCTCAATTTGTGGCTGGACTTTCAAGTACACCCAATTTTGCTGTAATGACACAAACACGCTATTTAGATTGGTCAATTACAACACCATTTATGTTACTATCTTTATGTCTTGCTCTTGGATTTAACATTAAAAAGAAACTTCATTTGTCTGTCTTTTTATCAATAATCGCAATGAATTATGGAATGTTACTTCTTGGATACTTGGGCGAAACCAATCGTCTCGATAAACGTATTGCTGTGATAATAAGTTTCGCATTTTTCATTGCTATGTATGCTATTGTATACGCTACATTTGTTCTTGGATATAATAATACAGCAAATCAAGTAATATTTACAATTTTTGTTATAGTATGGTCTATGTATGGTTTTGTTTATTTTAATAAAGATGAAACAAAGAATATTGCTTATAATATCTTAGATTTAATAGCAAAATGTTTTACAGGTATATTCTTTTGGTTATATTTTTCTAAAATAATTACGGTATGAGTATTTTAATTTAAATACAAAATATGATTATAATGTAAATATGTTGAATAGGCAATATAACCAATCTTTAAAAAATGCCAAAGAATATCCAAATCCAATAAAACTTGGAAAAATCCCTATGAATCTAAAGGGGATTTATATTCAAAATGGTCCCGGTGAATTTAATCGTTGGGGAACCCAAACACATCCATTTGATGGAGATGGATATATACGTAAAATAGAATTCAAAGATGGTAATGCTTATTATCAAGGACGATATGTTGAAACTTGGCAACGTAAATTAGAGCAATTCTTTAAAATTCGTCTTTTTACAGGAGCTTTTGGATCTTCGCCTAAATTTTGTCTTGTAAAAAACCCAGTAAACACAAACGCAATATTTTTAGATAAAAATCAAATAGCTGCCTCGAGCGAAATGGGACGCACTTATTTATTAGATATTAATACGTTGAATACAAAAGGAATTCATTCTCAAGATATTTCTGCTCACACACATGAAGGTGTTTCAGTTAAACGTAATTATTTAAGTAATAAATCTACTCAACTTACTTTTACTGAAAATAGTATTGATTGTAAAATAAATATAGAAAATTTTATTTATTTCCATGATTTTGCAGTTACGAATGATTATTATATATTTTTTGATCATAGCTTATCAATGAATTTAATAAATGGCTATAAATATGGCTGGGTAAATGGTTTATCTTCATTAAATCAACCATCTACATTGTATTTAGTTGATAAAAAAACACATATTATTAATAAAATATTAATTCCAGAAATAGTAGGATTTTCATATCATTTCCTATGTAGTTGTCAAATAAATAATACTATTGAATTATTTTACACATTATATTCTGAATTTTTTACTTTACCATCTGAAGAGTTTCCAGGTAAGATTTATAAAACAACTATTTCACTAAATAATTTTTCTCAAAAAACAGAATGTATAAATGAAGAATGGTTTGAATTTCCTAAATTTGATAAAATTTCAAAGGAATGTTTTGGAATATTACCAGCAAAGAGTAGTTTAGCATTATATAATATTAATACAAATAATATTTTTTATACAGATGAACCTGGTAAGATTTGGAATGAACCATTTCATGATAATAATTATTTAATGTCATTAGTATTTGATATTAATAAAAATAAATCAGATCTTTATATTTACGATCGCTCTAAATTATTTAAAGACCCACTAATTCTTCCATTGCCAAGCGATATTCCTATGGGATTTCATGGAAATTTTAATTTTTAAACGCTAACATATTTCTTATACTTTTTCAACGGTCTTATATAATGACAATTATTTTTCTTATCATATATGATTAAGTAAAAACGATTTAAATATAATTATTATTACTGATTTAATTAATATCACATTATGTGGCTTATTATGGGATTTCGTGATAACACCTATTGTGATACACCCGAACCATTCTTTGTAGGTATTTTTACAGAACATCATGTAGCAATTGAAAATTGTAAGCTTTTAAACAAAGAAAAAAAAGATGCCGCATTTTATGATGTGTTAACAATTGAAGCTAACAAAATCTATAATTACGAATGGAATGTAATGAATGGAATAGAATATAAATTATAAATTAAATAGGGTTCATAGTTAATGTAAATTAAATAGGGTTCACTGATAAATTATAAGGGTTATTACGAAGATTGCTCATGAGTGTGGGGTCTAAACGATCTGTTTGTTCCACCAAGCAAGCTCCTTGAGGTGTTTTTGTAACTTCACATTGTTCAATCGCTTGGGCAGTATTTTGGTAGACCTTAGTAATATTATTGTTTTCACGTTGTGTAATATAATCGCTATTGAGTTTCTTAATTTCCATATCCACTGCGTCTTTATTGATATTTGTGAATGCTCCTCCCGCACCAGGAGTGTTTCCACTTTTAATGTTCATCATTTCGCGTGTACCATCAATTTCAGCATTGTATTCTGCGTCATATACACGTGCTTGTTCACCTACACCGCCACCTGCTGTACCTACATAGTCATTGTCACTGACAAATTGTTTTTGTGTGTCATAAACTTGAACTTCAATATGAGAATAAGCACCACGACGACCTGTCATATCACCACTAATATAACCCACTTGATTGTTATTATCAGAGGTAGTTTCGCGAACTGTTTTGCGTGCGACTTCTTCAGGGTCATACACAAATGCTTTGTAGCGATGGGAACCTACGTTACGAACTGTATCTTCTTTTTCCATTGTTTGACGAATAGTTGTCTTAGCTTGATCTTCGCCTTGTACAGGAACTCCATTTGGTCCACGTGGATTCATAATAGTTGTATCATGAATAGTAGTTTCTTTGATTGTGGTTCTCATTGCGTGTGTAATAGGGTCATATGTAGTAGGTTTTTCGGGAATTTGTACTTGTAAATTACCAAATGTGCGTGGGGCATCTACAAAGTATTCTTTGGTGGTTCTTTTCAAGATATCCATGAAAGGTGCGGCAATCGCTTTTACAACTGATGTTAAATTCGATACAACAGTACGTTGTTGAGTTACATCACGTTCATTTGCGTATACAACTACGCTTGATTTACCATAATCATCATCAGCACCTTTACCTGGTTGAGAACTAACCGCAAATGCATTACCTTTATATTCAACATTACCATCCACACGCGCGGTAGGTTTAATTACCATTTCAGGTCTTTCCATTTCACGAATAGTTGCTCCAGTAGTTTTTAACCATTGATCTTCAGTTTGTTCATAAAATGTATCTGGGCGTTGTTTTGTGACCTCAGCTTGGAGACCTCTGGAGCCACCTGTTTGACTTTTCTGAGGTCCTTGGAAAGGTATTTCATAAGATACTTTAGGGCGAGAAAGTGGACGTAATTCATCTACTGTTTTTCCACGGGCATAATCAAGGGTACGAGATTGTTGAAAGCCTCCTTCACTAACGTTATTGAAACCCATATTTAAACCAGGACCAACGCGAACTTGTTCAATGGGGAAATCATTGTTACGACGAATGGGTGCTTCAATATGTTTCATGTAATAATCAACACTGTTTTTCATACCACATACGTTTCCCATATTTTCAACCGGTTGAAAGAAACATTCAACTTCTTGTTTATTCTTAAAACGTTCACCTCTTCCAGTTGAGTTTTCAAGATAAGAAGAACCCGCAAATGGATCGATGTTTTGTTTTACTTCACCACGGAAATAAGGTTGCATATTGTTATGTTTAAATTGTTCAACAGGAACTGAATTACCTGTCATTGATTCAACATATTGCTCACCCATCTGACGAGGTACATTTTCTAATGGAATATCTTGTGAAATAGGTGTAAACATATCCGCGTAAGCAGGACGAGGAACTACACCAGTTTCAGTCGGAGTTTGAGATTGATTCCACATTTCAGTTCCTAGTTGGAACTCTTGTTGTCGCACTTGGTTCCAATAATCTGAATTATATAAGTTTTTCATAGATGGTAAATCATTCTGCGAAACGGGTTTATTTTGAATTGGACTAAACGTATTACGCTCTTGTGAAAGAGCATATCCTAAACCGGTTAAGGCGGCGGATGCATAAGCTTCCATATCTACTCTATTATGATACAAAGGATAAAAAAAGAAATGATCTAAATATTTAGCATGATTTCACGAGGTATTCATATTGAATTGTAATTTTAACATTTCCGCGCTCAATCACTCTAGGTTTATCAAGTTTAACTTTTGTGGCAGTGTATTTAAACTCTTTTTTGTCAGAACCTTGAGTCATTTCGCGTAAAGTAAATTTGATTTGACGTTTGGTGCCTAATTTTAAAAGCGCGCGACCGGCTTTTTTAGCTGCTTGAGAAGGTGATTTTCCAGTAAAGCGACCACCTTCACCACCTTTAACTGGAGTTGTTTCTACAGTGAATGTACGATCCATAATTGTTCTACTTGTAACTACAGAAAAATATTACATTTGTTGAATGGATTCACAAGATCTCCATGAAACTTGATTAGGATTTCCTGGGGCAGTAGCTCCGCAAGAAGCAGGTGCTTTCCATTGACGGAACATTGTTTCCATATCTACATTGTTTGAGGGAGGCATGATAGGGGTTTCGTCAACTGGGTTGGGAATGCATGGTTTATGGTTATCTTTAGACATGATGCGATTGCTAACTAAATAGTTGAAAGGCACTACTGCTTTTTCTTGGGGATCATAGCATAACCATTCCCAACGATTCCAACCTGTAGATCTTAAAGTGCAGGGAGGATTTGAAAGGCGAGTGGATTCTGTAGGAACCATGCATTTACGAGGATCTTGTTTACCTTTTGCGGAACATACACCATCTACTGGTGGAGTATATTTACCTGGGTAATATTGTTCTTTGGCACATTGTGTGTTTTTGTAATTGAGTCCTTTAAGTTCGCTATTAACATCAACAGTTGATCCATATTCGCAAAATCCAGGACCCCAATTTTGCCAACGAATGAAGGGATCGTTAGGAATATCACGACCACAGTCTTGGCAATCATTTGCAGGGGTTGCTAACATATACATGCCAGGACCAGTAGATCTACTTAGTTTTTCTTCATAAGAGCATGGATCTTGGCGTAAATTAGTTTTTGACATTTATATCCTTGATATATCTTAACATTTATTTTCTTCTTACTCTTAGTTTACCGCCTTTTATCTCTTGGTTAAATTGTTGTTGTGAATTATTTACTATTGCGGGTGAAGGTTCTTGTATTTGAACATTCGTCGGTTGTGGTGTAGCGATCACAGGTTCTACATCCAAGCTATTATCATTTGTTTCTACTGAATTTGTTTCGGTTGATGAAGAAGATGAAAATAATTTAGATAATACAAACATTATTAATAATACAGATACTAGTAATAAAATAATCCAACCAACATATTTTAATATTTTCCATAATTGATCATAATTTTTTTCAATAACTGGTTCTATCTTAGGTTCTTCCTTTGGTAAAGAGTAATTTGGAGTATTTGGTGGAATTGCGATATAGCCAAGGGTTGATAAAGCAATCACTTGTTTTTTTCCAGTAATTGTACGTTCGCAATTACTACTTCCTACCATTTTCCAATTAGGAGGGCATGCTTCAGCGGTACATTTTAGATAATTACTATAACTTGGCAATGCGGTTTGTTTATAACCGGTCGCACATCCATTTGCGTATTTGAAATTACGTTGAACCAATGAAGCATTACTTGTATATTCGGCAAATTTGTATCCATCGTATAATGTTTCTGTGGTACATTTCATTGTTCCTGTATTGTCTTTATTGTAATCAAAAATACCAGTATTCTCGGGACATAAACAGTAGCCTATTGGTGGTGTGGTATTTTCAATTGGAATATAAAAAGCATTAGGGTCTTTTAAACAAATTGTATCCGGAGGGAAGTTCATTATTTATTATAAACAAAATTTAACGGCGGCAATGGGGATAATTTATTGGAGGTGGCATTGGAACAGATGGATATGCGAACATTTGGCAAGTTGGTAAGTGATTTTTAGTGGTATCAATTGGAGATGTTTTATCATTAATAATAAAAGGCTCTTGTTCTAAAGGTTTAGCCTTGGAAGTGCTACATTTAGATAACAAACGTGTAATGCCAAGGAGTTCACTTTCCATATCTACTAAATTACCTTTTACTTGAGAAACAGAAGGACCGCCTAATAAACCTAAACGATGATGGCATTTTTCAGGATGTTCATAACGATCTTCGTTTAAAACATAGCCTAAGATAGATGTATTTCCGCCAAGTTCTCTTGCATAACGACAATGATCGTATGTTAAACGATTAAAGCTCATTTCTAATTATAGATACGATTTAAAAAAGAAAGCTATTATTTAAAAAGAAAGCTCCTTTTTATAATAAATGACAGCTATAGTCAAAATAATCTTTAATCAACCTATACCAAAGCTATGTAGAGATTGTAAGTTTTTTAAAAAAAGTGATTCAAAAATCTTTAGCAAAATAGATAAGATCCAATATGGTATTTGTACATACCAACATTCAATGGATCTTGTTACTGGTGAAAAAAAATACGAATACGCATCAATTATACGCCAATATACGTGTAAAGGAACTTTTTACGAAGAAATCGAAAAAACAAATGAGAACGAAGAATCATGGTGGAAATTTTAATGTAAAGTTTTGCCACCATAACCGCAACGATTTAAGAATTCTTTACGGCGAACATAATCACGTGTAGGTTCACCACCCCATGTCCATGTAGGAACAATGTGTGTATGATCTTGAATATCTTGCATGCAGTTTACTAGAGGAGTTGGGTGAACAATTTTTTGTTCCATAATTGCTTTTTTGCAAGGGATTTGTCTTCCTTCAATCATACTGTTATTTGTTCCTTGTTGAATAGCTAATTCAGCTCCTGGGTCACTTACACCAGGTTTTAAATTAGGGCAACCTTGGAATAAACGTTCAAATAATTGAACTCTGCAGCGATCACGTGTTAATGTATTGGGATCTGTGCGGAATTTAGAATCTTCGTCAACTAAGCAATCATCTGTGTATCCATAACCAACTTTGGCACGTAAATTGGGATGATCGTATTGAAAATCAGGAGAACGTACTTTAGGTGTTTCACAAGAAACAATTGGTAAATTTTTATATAAATTATAACCATAGATTTGTTCATTTTGCGCATCGCGAGCTTCTCTGGCGCAGCAATCGGTTGAATAATTCTTAGAATCTAAGAAAATACGTTCTTTAGACATCCGGTAATCTCTATACCTTTAAGAATATATTTATTTTTACTAACGCATAATAGGACGATATAAGTTTTGATGACATTCTAATCCATTTCCTTCTTTACATGTGGCTGCTGTACCATAAAGCCATTTAGAGAATCCTTCTTGATCGTTGGGTATAGTCGTAGAAGGCATGGTATAGAATTCGCGGGCGCCGTAACTTTTCCCCCAAATGTCATTTACATCTTTAAAGACGCGTTCTTTGAAATTAGTTTCTACGCGATCTTTAATTTTATCCAAGTCACAAGCAGATGGACGATTCGCATTATATTTAATATCTACAATGCTAGTGTTCATGAAAGGATTGTCAATTGTTGTACGTGTACATAAACGATTATCTACAATTTCTAAATCACGTTCTTTTAAAAAAGTTTCAGCATATGTACGATCTCTTTGTTCAAATTGATAAATAACAATAGACATTATTGCTGCGATTAATATAATAAATATATATTTAGTGCTTTTTTGGATCAATGCCAAAATAATCGATAAATATAAGAAGAAACGTAGTAAAGAATTTAATTTTTCCTCTAATGACATTTCTTTGAGTGGTAATATTTGATAAAAGTTATCCTTTGTTATAAAAACTAATAAATCATCGTACCAAATTTTTTCTGACATCTTATACTCTACTAAATCGCTTTGATTATTATTTTTCTTTAGAAGCCTTTTCACGAATTTTTTGTTTTAAATGTTCAGACATCTTATTTTTACGTGAAGCACTGTTCATACGAGAACTGGCAGCACTTTTTTGAGCGCCATTCATGCCCATGCCTTTCATCATATTACTGGGATCTAAACCCATTTTTTGAAGTTGACTTAACATATTGCCAAGTCCACCCATATTTTTTCCGATATCACCTGGTAGCATTCCTGGAAGTTTACTCGCAAGTCCAAAAGCATCCTCTAGTAATTTTTCTTGTTGAATTTCACCAGATGCCAATTTTGCTAACATTTTTGTGCTTACAGAACTAATAAGTTTTCCAAATCCACTGTTAGGGTTTTGTAGAGATCCTAAAATATCAAGGCTTTCATTTTGGAAAGATTGTTGAAGTTCCTCGACATTAATATCACTCATAATTTCTTTAGCTAGCTTACCAAGTGTAGTGGATTCCAAATCTTTTAATTCATTTTCAAATAAATTAGATGTACGACTGCTATGAAGTTTTTTAATTTTCATGAGATGTTCTCTGACGTATTCTGATTCAATGACTTTAATTTTTTCTTCAAATTCTTTATTTGTTAAGAATTTCAAAGATTCGACTACATTATCGACATCTAAATCAGGTTGACGGAACAAGTTTAGAATCATTAAATAATGATGTAAGGTATATTTATCAGTAAATAATTCCTTGACCCATAAATAATTCATACCATTATATAATTCAAATGATTCTGGGTTAAATGAAAAAGGATCTTCTAGTTCATCATAAGAAGTCCAAACTTCCGACATATCCATTACACCAATATAGCTATCGGCTAATTTGTCCATGCTAGCATAATTCTTTTTAATAGCTCTTAAAATATCCCGTGCGGGCTTACTGGACTCTTTTGAATTTTTGGCATATGTTTTAATTTTCTTCAATAAATCAATGTAATATTGGTTAAATACGTAAACTCTTTGATCGTTCATATAATCAAATTCTTTGTATTAATCTTTAAGTAAAAAGAAGTTAAAAAATTATCAAGCTTCAACGCGTTCGCTTAAAATAGATAAAACTTTAAAGTATTTCCAAATAGCTTGTTTATTTTCATCAGTTAGTTGTAACCAGCATTTTTTTAATTTACTAATAATATCACCCACATTTTGGTATTTACCATATTCTTGATAATCTTTTTCTAAAAAGAAACTTTCATCCTCGTTTTTAATTTTTTCACTATATGGTACATAAAATTCCTTATAGAACACTCGACTGATCGCATTTTTATCAGAAAATAAATAAGCTTCGATTCCCAGTTTATACATACGTAATTCAGAATCTTTTGGAAATACGTTTATTAAATCTTGAATCATTTCACGAAATAAATCATTAAATTTGTCAAGAAAATCCATTTTTTGGTTCCTAAGCGTTCGTTGATGCTGGAGGTAATGTGGAAGTGTTTAAATAATTTTGTAAATCCATGGCACGATCTGATTGTAATTTAGATAAATCTGGTGTTGATTTACCACCACTAGATGCTTCTGCGGTTGAAGCAGACATCATTTCATTTGTTAAAATAACCCCATCATCTTGTAAGTTTGACCAATTGTATTGTTTATGTGGATCACTTTCATGTGAATCTTCCTCAATAAATGAAAATAAGTCACTCGAACAATTATTTTTAAATCCAAATGCGGACGGACCATCTAATTCTTTAGAAGCAGCACCTTTATCCGTATCTGACTTTTGTGATAAAGCCTGTTTATCTAATAAAAATACTAAGCCTTTATTTGGTAATAATAAATAATCAAATAATTGTTTTCCAGATAATACATTTTTTTGAGGCATTAACATTAAACTTGGTACAACTGTAATACTTTCTGGAAGTTTAAGACCTTTTGATAATATTTTTTCTACATTTACAACTTTAAAATGTTTTTTTACACCATACTGATCTAATTGATTTAATAACATTTGAGATGATGTACAATAATTACTATAAAATAATATCATTCTTGTTAAGAGAATGGATTTTACTGAATATAATTTAGACGCAATTTTCTTAAACCATAATATTTATAAACACTCAATTTTCCAAAGTTCGCAATAACGTTTTACAACACCATCGATCATTTTATCAAACGATTCATAAGTTCCAAAATTGGGAAAGTTTTCAATATTTTCATCCTCTTCTACATGAAAGGCATAATTATCTAATCTCGTAAAGACTCCATGATTATTAAAGCCTCTCTTAAAGCCGAAAATTTGTTTCCAAGAAACACCCTCGTGTATTATAACCGAATAAGAATTAATGGGTTGAAGCCAAGTGATAATATACTCGTATACATCATTATATGTCTGTGGAGGCTTATCGTAAAAAGGATAAATCTCTGTCATTTAATTTTTAAAAAAGAATAACTTTAAATGAAAATTAAGGGTTTAAAAATTTGATTTCTTTTTATTATAACATTCTATTAGAATACAATGAGCGCTTTTAGTTTCAAAACCTTTTCTAGCTAGTCCAATTAAATCCAGAAACTGCCAATCCTTCACTCTGGTAGCGCCAAAATCTCTCCCACTTTCATAACGGCATCAAACTGTTCTTGTGTCAATTGTTTGCTTTGAAAATACTCAACATCTAGTATATTGGCAGCTTTACAGACTATGAAGCAGATATGTTTGCACACGATGTCTTTCTTTTTTGAATTGAACTTATTCTCAGGACAATTGCACCAAAAGCTTCCTTTTTCATTCATACCGTGCTTATACAGCTTCACTTCATATTCGCGTTCCGCCTCCGACCCTGCCTTTGCGTCCATCCCCAGACCCGCGCGAATATAAAACGTACCAGCGACGTTTGCAGTACGACGCACAGTGCTGGTGTTTTCAACGTACTTTAACAACATAAACTGACTTTCTTCGCGACGCAAGGTTTCCAAGGTATGACATTGGTTCTCACCAATAGGACGTCTTTCATTCATTAGATTTATTAGATCCGTAAGTTTCTCTGGGGCACATAAAAATTTGCTTGCGCGTCTCTCAATCTCTTCACTGCACTTTATAGCCCGATCCATACGATACGTGATGAAATCCAGATGTTCTTTCAAGTAAAATCGGTACGTCTCCAGCGACTTTAAACTCAATATGTCAAAGTTGTACACAATATTTTCAACACTTGACAAGTTGCTGCACGGACGACTCACTTTGGGAGGCATTTTTCACAGCGTACGCGTAAGATACGTCACAAACAATCTGAATATTTAAATGACTATTCCTTTAAATAAAACACTCATCACGGGCATGTAATAATATATTCGTATACATCATTATATGTCTGGGGAGGCTTATCGTAAAAAAGATAAACCTTTGTTATTTTATGTTAAAAAGAATAACTTTAAATAAAAATTAAGGGTTTAAAAATTTGATTTCTTTTTATTATAACATTCTATTAGAATACAATGAGCGCTTTTAGTTTCAAAAATGTTATGAATACTCTTACAAAGAAAGAACAAGAAATACATAAAATAGCAAATCGATACTCGTTTGAAATTCATAATATGGATTTAGCTATTGTAAATAGTATGCGCCGAGTTATTATGGCAGAAATTCCTATGTTGGGATTTATGGGAGAAGATGATATCAGTATCAAAATTGAAAAAAATAATGGTCCTCTACACAATGAATTCATGACACATCGTATTGGTATGATTCCAATTCATTTCACGGAAGAAGAACTTGAAGGATTTATCGAAAATGAATGGGAGTTTTCAATGGATATCAAAAATACAAATCCAGCAACACAAAATATTACAACACATGATTTTAAAGGAAAACATAATGGTGTTGATCTAGTTGAACGTGATATTAAGCGTCTATTTCCAGTTAATTCAGTAACAAAAAAACCAGTTCTTCTTACACGTCTACGTCAAGGGGAAGAACTTGCCTTTAAAGCAATGGTCGTCAAAAAGAACGCTAAAGATCATGCTTCATTCTCTGCGGTATCACTATGCGCATTCTTCTATGTTCAAGATAGTGTTAAAAACAAAGATGTTAAGGATATTCTACAAAAAGAAAGAAATTATTTCAAAAACGAATATGGTGAAGCAACTATTCTTCAATTTTCAATTGAGCCTGAAACAGGTCTAGAACCAAAGTATATTATTGCGAAATCCCTTGAAATTCTTCGCACAAAAACAGAAACTATTGATCGCGAACTGGATGTTCAAGGATCCACTAAGATTGAATTGCGCCCTCATGAAGAAATTGCGGATACATACGATCTTCATGTATTTCACGAAGATGATACCTTCGGAAATCTATTTCAATCACTAATTCATTCAGAATTTATTCGTCAAACAAAGAAAATTCTAGATAATAAATTTGAAATGTCCTATATTGGTTATTATGCTCCCCATCCATTGGATCCAAAAATTATTATTCGTATGACTCTCAAAAATTCTGATGACATACGCGCAACAGCAATTGAATTTAAAGCTGCTTATAAACATTGTTTACGACTTGTTAGTAATCAACTAAAAGAGGTTTATGATGCTTGGATTCGTTTTGAATAAACATCTCGTGAATTATCTTCTCTAAAAATCATTAGAGGTATCCCCTAAATGGAATCCATAATTTATATAGATGAAGATTTACCGGAAATAACAATTAATGAATTGGTTTCCGTTGAAGAGGGTATTGATATAGAAGATGATCTAAAAAAAGTGGGTATCAATGTATTTTCTACAGCCGAATTATTTGATCAATTAATACTTTTATTACAAAAAAATAAGGATACTACAACAATACCACTTCGACGAAAAGTTGAAGGCTTATTAACATTACATTCTGAAATTATTAATAAAGGTCAAAGTAAGGATTCTGATATTGTATTAAAAGTTGTGCCAACGATGACTATTCAACGTCACGATGTAGAAGAAGAACCTGAAAAATTTATTGAAGATTTAGATGTAACTAATAAAATAGATAATTATTTTATTCGTCGTGATGAAAAATATAAGGCTTTTTTCAATTTTGAATCAACAAATACTGAAGATTTACCTCAAACTCAACCAATCGGTGAAGTTGAATTAGAAACTGGTGATCGTGCTACTTTTTTATTAAAAGATACAATCAGTGGTAAAATAAATTCATTAAAAACATATCAAGGTATTTCTCCATCAAATAATCGTTTTAAAAAACTAACTTTAGCAGATAAAATAGATTCAACCCAGTCATCCTGGAAAGAAATTCCAATAAATGTTCAATCCATTGAAGAGTTTAATGAAATTCTTTTAAAAATTCAAAAGCCATACATTAATGATTATGTTAAATCATTGAAAGATGTTACCGATTTATACGATCTATGGAAACATTTTATGAATTATGGCATTGATTTAGATGAATATACTGAACCAGATTGGAATGTATTACAAGAATATTTAGAAAAATTAAGAAATAAAGACAAGGAAGTTTTTGATTTTTTAAAACCGCTAGAGCATAAGCCAAGTGCTTTGTCTTTACCTGATATTGGTGGTATGGCATTTTATTTAGTTCAAAAAGAAATTATAACTAAAATATTTCCAATCTTAGAAACGATCCAGTCCAATTTACTTGATTTATATCGTTTATATTTAGAATCATCTCAAATACCTCGTATAAATACATCAAACCTCCCTAAAACAATCTATGATTTTGCGATGGCAATAAAAACACCCGAAGATTTAATTCAAGCAGTTGAACTTTATAAAACAATGCTATTAAATGAAAGATTAAACGAATTAGATCAATGGATGAAACGTATTAGTCAATGGAATAGTGAGGAATTAGAAGAGACTTTCAAAAAAGAATTTGATCGTTATTTACGTACGGCTTATTCTATAAATGATGAATTTGATCGTCCATTAATATCAATTGTTCCTGAAATTAAACAAATTAAACGAGGTGCTGTATTAAGTGTTGATCGTACAGATGATCAGTTAAATACAGATGCTATGTTTTCTTCATTTGATGAATTTACTATTGAAAATGAAGACACAGATGAAATACCAATCCCTATATATGATGATCTATTACCAATGGATATAAGTTCATATGAAGAGAGTCAAAGAGAACTTCTAGAAGTAGCGTTACGTATGATTTTGGAAGTTCAAAAAGCCTCTGGACTTCCATTAGATCTTGAAAAAATCCATTCGCAATTTAGTGTCCCTTTACGTTTATCTAAATATACTCAATTAAAAGATAATTTACCTGAATTAGATGAGTCTATATTGAAAAGTCTTTCCATTATGGATATGGATCAATCTGATAATTATATTGAAGCTCTTGTACCTACAGCTCTTTATCAAACAGTAAAACAAAAAATAGATGAAGTTTATAAAACATACCGTAGTGACCTATTTGATTATATTAATGTATTTTTCGCAATATGGATTTGTGAATTACAGTTTCAAGTAATCCATCGCACATTAAATTTCAATATATGGCAAGGGTCTTTAAATTGTATTCAATCATGGTCTCCTTATGGTATGCCAATGGAAGGATTTAAGGTAAAAAAAGAAGGTATGGTAAACTATTTTCTATGTATTCTTCATGAATTAACATTTACAAAAGGAAGTTTATGGAATACATATGCTATTAATTTAAATCGTGAACACTACTTGAGTAAATGGGTAAGTATATTTGAAGATGAAATAAACGAAAGGGTCTTAAATCTCCAAGAAGAATTTAAAACATTTGAGAAAGAGGTTGTAAACAAAGGATTAATGGAGAAAGGAGATATTATTAAGAAAAAAATAATAAATACAGTTGAACAACGTAATAAAGCAAAATATCTATCGGATTACATGCAATTTTTAAAGAATTTACCATCGGTTCTCATTCAATCTAGCATTGCCAAGAAAATTCATCTAGGTTGTTGTTTACAATCATTAAATGAAAAATACCGTTCTGACTATGATTGGTCTGCGTTAGTAAAAGAAGCTTATAAAATTAAAAAGTTATATGCGACTCAACGTTATGGTGTTGATAAAAGACCTTCGTTATCACAAAAATTAAAAGAGGTTAAGTCTATTGAAAAACCAACATTTGAAAAGAATGAAGATAATATTATATATGAAAAATTAGAATTAAGTAAAGTAAGTGAAATATATGAAGAGTTTAAACCGTTTATGCCAGTCAATGATTATACTGTTTTATTAACGGGCGCTCGTAATCTAGTACCATTAATTGAAAAATACATGGATATATATCGTTTTACATTACGATTACCAATATCTTTCCAAGAAGATATTTATAATTTACCAGTACCTGATTTGTTTCAATTATATCGTAAATTACAACAAGTACAATATAAGTATATTCAATTATCAACAACTGATCAAAATTATTTGATGGAAACTTACCATAAAAATGATGTACTTTATAAAAAAATAATAGATATTCAAGGTTACTACAATGAAGTACAAGAACAAATGATGAAGAGATTATTACAATATTTTATAGTACGTCAACTTTGTTTCCCAGCGATGCCCGAGTTTGCTCATAAAAATGTACTTGTAATTACAGATGTTACACTTGCTGCTGATTTAATTAAAAATTTTACAGGAAAGGTAAGTCAAGAAATATTAATATGGGTTCAAACTAAATTATTCAATAGTCGTATAGACTTTAAAGAATATATTGCTCAACAACGGGAACAAGAAAATCTTGAAAAATTAACATTAATTGATCAAATGACACCTGAAGAAAGACGTAATTATGTTGAAAACAAAAAATTAGGTTTATCAGAATTAAATAATTATTTAGAACGGTTCAAACATAAATTAGAAGAAAAAATAGATAATGAAGAAATTTTAGATGATTTTGAAAGAGATGGTGAAGATGAATTTTATCCACACCGTGGTGAAAACGATGATGAAGAAAATCCGGATAATTTAGGAGATGATGAATATTAAAATAATTTATTAATTACTAATTAGTAAAATGATAAATCTTCATTTTTTTGATAAGCATCATTGGCTTGAACTGGGAAAAGTGCTATTTGATCTTCAAATATAACACCTTTAACAGTTGCGTCCATTACCTTTATGTCCCACTTTTTATTTTTTTGAGCTAAAACAATAAAACCAACATGTTTTCCATGATATTTTGCTTCTCTGTAAAAGATGGCATCAATATAAAGCAAAATATGATCTGGAATTGTTTTATGAATTTGATAACCAACTAATTTATCATGAACCATTTGAATAGGATTAATAATTTGAAGACTACCATCTGGTAAATCAAAATTAGGTGATGATTTTATTTGTTGTTGTATTACTTCAGTCGCCTGAACATATGCTTCTTTGATTGAAGGATTTAATGTTCTATTTACAGGTTGATCCTCTGTATAATCATTTTTAACTAAACAAGATTTACCTAAACTAAATGTTTTGATTAATGCTTCCTGATAGGCTTTATTTTCAAGCTCATAGTTGTAAGCTTTTTTATAGCGTAGGTTAAGATCTTGAACTAAAGAAGATTGGATTGGATGACGATCTGCGATATCTTTACTTACATTTTCATAATTAATAGTTACGTTATAACCTGGGTATGAATCTTCAAATCCTTCGGGATAAGTTGATTTTAAATAAAACGCTACAAATAAAACAACTAAAAGAACAACTAACCAATAATTCCAATATTTCATATTCTCTATACTTTACAAGTAAAATTTAATCCGGTAGAAGGATCGTTGTGGGTAATTTTTCTGCCATTCGTTCTTCTGTATCATTTTCAAAAGCATAGTCTGCCGATTTTAAAAATGTATACGCTACATTAGGGTTTTTCTTTTTTAATTCAACTAACCGTTCTTGGTCTTCGCAACAATTTTTATTTTTAGGATTTTTGCATTGATAGCAAAAAGGTTGATAGGGATCTAAATCTAAATATTTTGTAAAAGAAATTCTTAAAACACCTAAAGGCATTTCACAAGTTCCATCTTTTTTATTACAGCCGCCTCGATTGTTTGTATAGTTTTTATTCGCTTTATAAAATGGACACTCTTCGTTTTTTTCACATCTTTTATCCCAAATATTTGGACCGCTTTTAGGTTCACCCATAAAGTTATAAGGTGATTCGCATAAAAATTTAGATTGTACTGACTCATCTCCTAAGCATTTAAAATCCTTATCTACAAATTCTTTTGACATTTTTAAGCTGGTTATAAAGGTTTCTTCGACTATTTGTTTTTTGTATAATTCAACATCAATTAGCTGTGTTGTAATTAATGAAATTACATCTGATTTTGATTGAATTTTATGAATTAATCCAAATATATCTGTTTTAAGCATATCCTCTTTTTCAAGTTTTGGATAGCTAACTGTTAATCGATTTATATCAATTGAATCAAAATCTAATAAAGTTAAATCTTGTTGGGCAATTAATGTTGCCATAGGAGATTTAGGCACTATGTATAGTACAATCGCATCATAGTTTTCCTTTGTATTATCAAATAAATCGGATAATCTATCTAAATCTTGAATGGATATAGAAGATACTTTAGCATGAGTACGGTATCCATATAATAAAACATCAATTAAATTCTTTTCTACACGATCTAAGAAGCCTATTTTTTTATCTACCCAATCAAATCCGCACTGAAACTCTGTTCGTTTCGCATTACTTGTTAAAATACAAAAGTAACCTTTTGGTAAAACAGTAAAAGGTAATGATCTACCATAATTTATATAATCTTTAGTATCTAATACTATATGTTCAGGATTGTTATAAACAGATAATTTTTGCTGATTCATTAATTTAAATATAACATAATTCCAACCTTGATAAGGTAAGTTAATAATGGATGAATATTTTTTTGATAAAATCTTTTCAAAATTTAATTTTTGTGACGTTAGAATCATTTGAGAAGATATATTTTCTTGAAAATATTCAGTTTTCTTAGAAAAATATAAAATAATAATGCTAATAAGAATAAATATTAATAAAATGAATAGATATTTCATTTACTTTTTACAAAGAAAGTTAATAACGTTTTTTACATAATAATGATTTCATCATAATCAAGGTCTAGACGTTTAAGATATTCTTTAGCTGTTACAGCAGATGTTACTGATGGATAACCTGCTTGATTGGCACGCGCCTTCCAAATTGTTTGTAGCTCTGAAATTCGGTTCATAACTGCTTTCTTAGAAGTGTTCATAACTGCTTTTTTTAGAGCGTTAATACGTTTTTTTTGAACTGGTTCACTGATATGATAACCATATGTAGTTAGATGAATTGGTTTCTCATCAGATTTAGTAGATGACTTATCTTTATAAAATTCGGTAAGAGCCTCAATATCTCGTTCCATATGTTTAATAATTTGCGAATTTGTCTCATGAAGTGTTGGACAAGTAGATGGTGTAGAAAATGGTTTTAGAAGTGAAATTTTGAATTTTAGAGTATGAATAACTGTATCTAGGTTTGTATTAATTACAGCTGTAATAAGAGTTGCCTTTCTTTCAAAATCATTATCGATAAATGCTTTGTATCCATATGATTTTAGATTAAGTGTAATAGGTGTATCATGACGTTTAGTTAGAGTGACTGGTGCCGCCGATGTAGTAGGAATATCCGTTTTAGGTACTACACTATGTGGTACATTATTAGAAACTGTCTTATTTAGTGTCTTTACATGCTCATGAAGTTTGTTGTAATCTTTAATTAGACGATCAGTATACACTCCAGCGCTTGAATTACGATGAGTAAGAAGTTGGTGAGTCCAAATAACAATCAGTGCTTGTAGTCGTTTGAATACATCTTCGATAGATACATTCTTAATCGCATAAACAAGTGCGGCAAAACGATAGTCATCTCGCGTGTCGGTAATACTATAATCATATGATTTTAGATGAATTTTATCTAGTTTTACCGTTTTAAGAGCATCATCAAATGTCATCATAGGAATCATATTCGAAGGAATATAAATTTCTGAATTATCAACAATATGCTTCTCAAAAGGACTCGCCATTTTTTCGTTTTTTAGATTAATTTTTGCGTTTTTTGACTCCATGGTCATAATATTTTTAATTTTATCCTCAAAATCGGAAACATTCTTTTTCATCTCATTAAAAGATTTGTAAAGGGCGTTAATTTCAGAGTTCATTTTTGAATAATATCTAATAAGTTAATTATACTAGTAATAATATAAATTTCAATTTTTATTCTAGTATGGATATAGAGATGTTACTTAATAGATGGCAAATTGCGACTATTTTTTATATCGTTTTTGTAATAATAATTATATCTGTAAAACCGTCGATGATGTTTACAGCAGAAGGACATGTTAAATCATGGAGTACATATAAATCAGAAGAATCAAGTGTATTTTCTCCGATAATTGTTTTCCCAATAATGGCTATAATTTGTTATTATTTAGGAATTTGGATTGAATTATTATTAATTAATTAAAAATGGATAAAATATTTGATATAAATTGTTTAGACGATATTGTTGGAAATAATAGTACCATTAAAGAACTTGAAAAACAATTTGATGAATTAAAATTAAATGACCGCTACATGATTATCGGTCCATCTGGTGTCGGAAAAACAAAAACAATTGAATTATTAGCAACTAAATATAATTACGAATGTATTAAAATAGACAGTACTAACTGTGAAAATTCAAAAATATTACAAGATCGTTTAATTAAATTACATCAATGGAAAGATATATTTACATTTCAAGAAAATACAAAAAAAAGAGTATTATTGATTGATGAATTAGAAACATTAATTAAAATGGATCGTAACATTCCCTCTACAATTGTAAAATTTTGGAATACGTATTCAAACTGTATTCCATGTATTATAATCGGACAACATGAAGCAGAAAAAAAGACAGGAGAATTAAAAAAATTATGTAAAATTTTTTATTTTGAAACACTGTCTAGTAAAGAAATTCAAAAATATTTAAGAGAGCGTGTTTCGATTAAGCTTATAAAGCAAACTGATTTAAAAAATATTTGTGAAATGTCGAATGGAAGTATTTATGCTGCTATTCAATCAATTCTTGAAATGAATAGTAAAAAATATAAACCGACACTATTATACAGCCAAGATTCAATATTTACAATAGATAATATATTTAAAACATTAAATAACAAGGAAATTTATATGGTTTTACAAGAGGATCCATGGATTCATCCGCTTAAAGTAATTGAAAATGCGAATAAAGTTTATTCATTTAATGAATATACAACGTTTTTAAAAAGTTACCTTTTTTTTGAAGAATGGATGTATCGCGGTGGATCTGGAAATAATGATACATTACCAATCGGATTTTTAACCGAACTTATAAAACAATATAATCAAAGAATATCAATAAAAAAATATAAAAATATATCAATAACCATTGAATTTACAAAATTATTAAGTTATATATCGACACAAAAAAAACTACACCGTTCTCTTTATGAAAAACTGCCCCATCATTTACCAATTTCTGAAATAGGGTATTATTGGGCACATCAATTGAAAACTATAAAATAATTTTTCTATGAATACATTAATAGGAAAGTAATGGCAGACGCTCAAACACCAACCATTGCTGAAACAACAGCTAGAGTTACTCAATCTGTTTCGGATACCGCCGCATCTGTCGCATCAGGTGTTTCTAGTGCTGTTTCCGGAAGCGCTGAAAGTGTAAAAGAATTTAGTGGTAAATACGGAATTACAGTATTTATATCGATTGTTATTGCTGCTTTGATATTCTTCGTAGCTTATCTATTATATACTTACATTTCCAGTGTTATTTCTAATAAAATTCTCTGGATAGTCCCAGAAACTAAAGTTCCCGCGCTTGGAAATATTTACACTCGTGCTTCAGGTGATGGAATCCCTACAAGTTTAAATGGAAGACGTATGTCCTTCAGCTTCTGGGTATATATTCATGATATTAACAAATATCAAGGATCTTATCGTCATATTTTACATCGTGGAGATGAAAACCCTGTAGGCGCTTCACCCATGGTAATGTTAGATAAAACACTAAACAAATTATATATTCGCTTTGGATCATTAGATTCAAATGACACAACCGCAACAAAGAAATGGGACGAAATTATTTATGAAAGTAAGAAATCAATCGCTACTGCCTGCGCAGCAACTTTATGTACCGCCGGTGAATTAGCCGCAATTAATGCTATTTCTGACGAAGATGCCCTTCTAAAAGACATGGCTACACATGGTATTATCGTAGACTACGTTCCTCTTCAACGCTGGGTTCATATTTCAGTAATTGTAAATGAAACAGTAAACCGTGGTAATATGTATCTTTACATGGATGGTGAACTTGTTAAATCCATCAGTTCCTCTGAAAAGATTACCTTATCAAACGCTACAACAGTTCAATATAGCTTCCAAAATTTACAATTAGCAAAGAAAGGAGACATTTGGTTAGGTGGAAATGCCGCCGGTGCTATTAACGTTGGATTTGCTGGTTTAGTTGGAAAGGTTGGATTCACAAACTATGACATGAATGCTCGTGAAGTATACAAGGAATACCTCAAGGGCCCCATGGATAACCTCACAAGTAAATTAGGATTACCCGCATATGGATTACGCTCTCCAATTTATCGTGTTGGTTAAATAATTAATTATTATTAAAAGATTTATATAAATTATATTCAATTATTTGTCTATTTGGAATATCATAAGTTATAAATTCATAACCACACACTAAAATGCCTTGTTGTTCTTTTTGAACTTTATTCACAATAATCGAATTAAAAAAATTTAGTAAACATAATATTTCTAAATGTTGCGAAGTTATTTGTTCAATCAATAATGGTTGTATACTCGTACTTCGTATTACATTATTTGTTAAATTATTATCTAAAATACGATCCATCATTAAATTAGATTTTTGTTGTTGTTCTAAAAAAAGACGAAAAGATAGTGCGTGGGCTTTTTCAACAAACATTAACAACGATGATTTAGAACATTTAGGATCATAATTTTTTAAAATCATATCTCGATGAACACCATAGTAAGTTCCTCGTGATGTTAAAGCATATAACTTAGGATGATGTATATATTTAGGGCGTTCTAAGTGTATTTTATAACGAATCATTCTTTTATTTATTTATGTTAATTGTTTTTCTTTTTATATACTAAGTGTAAAGATAATGGCATTAATACAAGTTATTTTAGCAATTGCGCTTGTAATAATATTTTTTATTATAGGTTTTACTATCTATAATATGGAATTTATCAAATCAATACAACGATCTACAGGAGTAGTTAAAATATCAACGCCGATATTTACTGGTGTAAAAGATTTTAACCATATATCGAATGAGGTGTATAATACAAATGATCCAACAAATGGTTCTTATCGTAATATTTCTCAATCTTATAATCAAAGCGCAGGAGTAGAATACGCTTATAATTTTTGGTTATATATTGATCATGATAAAGAATTTACTTCTACCTGCACTGATTCCACAGAATTAGCTGGTGATGCTGGATTCAAAGCTTCCACAATGAACCCTTCTACAACACCTTCAAACCCTTCAGGTGGTGCCCCAGTTATTTTATTCCTAAAAGGTCATAAAGAGCTCGGAAATTATAAAAATATTTGCGGAGTTAATAAAACAGATATCCTTATCAAAAATCCATTAGTTAAATTAGAACAATGTGCTAAAAATCTTACTGTTGAATTTAATACAATTCAAAGTGTAGATGCTATTTCCGAAAATTCACCAAACATATGTTCTCCAACAAATCCTAACTGGAATACCGCAAATGCTCATAAATTAACATTAAATGGATTAAATAAAGAAGAATTTGATAAAAAATGGAGCATGATTACCGTTATTGTACAAGATACATACCCCGAAGATCCATACCCTATCCGTAATAAAGTTAGATGCCGCATTTACGTAAATGGTATGCTTGAATTAGATCGTTATGTAGATGGAAAACTCAACCAAATCAATGAATCCGATAAATCAGCAAGTGTATTAAAATTAAATGATGGTCATTTACATATAGCTCCTCAATTAACTAATACAATCGGAGGTGTAGCATATAAAACATATCAACCAACTGTTGAAAAAGGCTTAATGATGGCAGATTTAACATATTATAATTATATTTTAACTGCTGGAGAAATTGATAGTTTATTCAATGCGGGCTTTACTAAAGCAAGTGCCCCAGTTCCAGGTGATAACACCTTAGATCAAGATTTATATAATATTGTTACAAAACCAACAAAAAAACAATTATCTGATTAAAATCAAGATTTAATAAACTACTTCGACGGCATTATGCCTTCAATCGAACTTCCCATATTCCTGATTTTTTTGATGTATATAAACGACAATTATTTGGATAATGATGTAATAAAAAACTACATGATTCTTTTGATGTTTCTATACGATTAAATGGTCGTGATTGCATGCCGCCCGCACATTTATAATATTTTGTTTTAGGAACAATACGGTTTAAACGTAAAACGCCACCATCTTGGTGATAATAACGCAATGTTCTCTCAAAATCTTCTTTTTCTTCAAGTTGTAAAATTAAAGATGTATTATGTTGATTAATACATCCCCAAAAAGCACCTACGCAAAATCGTAAATCATATGTATATTCTGGTAGATCTTTCATAAAATATCCATTTTTAACTGGATAAATTCCAAAAAAATGGTAACCTTTTTCAATTAATTCTTGAAAGCCTCGTGTTATTTCTTCACGAAACCGGTCTATTGTAAGAGGAATTAATGGGTATCTTTTTGATATTTTTAAATTAGGAATGGTTATATCTTCTATCATTTCATATAAGTCTTCGATATCATCATCAATTTGTAATAAATACGTACCTTCTGGATAATACAATCTAATAAAATTACGCATATTATGTAAACCAATTGGACCAATAACAATGGATATATCTGGATAATTTATAAGAGCTTCTTGATATTTGATTAATTCTTCAGATACAACAAAAATAGCAATTCTATTTGTAGCTATATGAAAACGGAACAATAAAGCAAGTGTCTTTTGAAGTATATAAGAGCTACGATTGTAAGAAGGAATCGCAATATATATATCTTCCATCTATTTGTAGCTATATAAATAAATCACTCTAATTTAAACATTCCTTCATAAGTAGAATAAAATATGGCTGGCGGTGTTATGCAATTAGTTGCCGTTGGCGCGCAAAATCAATTTATAACAAATTCACCTGAAATGAGTTTTTTTAAACAAGTTTATAAAAGACATACTAATTTTTCAATGGAAAGTGTTCGTCAAACGTTTCTTACAAAACCAACTATTGAATTTTCAAGATCTGTATTTACATGTCGCATTAATCGTGTAGCTGATTTACTTCAAGAAGTTTATTTTTCATTTCAATTGCCAAATATATATTCTTCAGATAAATTTCGCTTTCGCTGGATTGAAAATGTCGCTCAATATTTAATTTACAATTGTAGCGTTCGAATTGATACTCAATTAATTGATCAATTATGGGGTGAATGGATGGATATATGGAATGAGCTTACGTTAACAAGTGATAAAAGAGATGGTTATAATAAACTTGTTGGAAATTTAGAAGATTTTAATAATCCTCGTACGTTAACACCATATGTAGTCATTGATAATAATAATATAAGTTACACACATTATCCAGAAGGACTTTCACTTGAGCAACCATCTATAAAAGGACGTCGCTTCTTTTTACCAATGCCATTTTGGTTTACAAAAAACCCCGGTCTTGCGTTACCATTAATTGCTTTACAATATCAAAATATTGATATAACATTTGAATTAAGAAGTCAAGAGGAACTTTATCAAATATTTGATGGAACCCGTGGTCTTTATGTAAGTCCATTAGAATATCGGGCAAACCATCCAAGAGAGTCTGAAATCCCTATCAATCAAGACACGGATAATATTGATTTACCAAATTTAGATGTATCTTTACAACGTTTTTTAGTACCTCTTAATACAAGTTATCAATCAGCACCTACGAGCATTGATATTGATGGATATTTAGAATGTAATTTCATTTTCTTGGACGAAGGTGAACGACGTTTAATGGCATTAAATAGTCATGATTATTTAGTTGAAAGAATATTTCGCATAGAAGATGGTGGAATTAATGGAAATAAAACGATTGATTTAATGATTCAAAATCCGATTAAAGAAATATTATGGATTTTACGTCGTGATGATATGAACCGTTTCAATGATTGGGGAAACTTTACAAACAGTTTAACAAAATTACCTAATTATCATATTCTTAAAACGGCAAAAATGCTATGGAACGGTATGGATCGTTTCGAAGAAAAAACACCCGAATATTTTAATTATATTCAACCTTATCAATATCATACACGTACACCTAAAGATGGTGTTTATGTTTATAGTTTTGCTTTATACCCAGAAAAAATACAACCCTCTGGAACGTTTAACGCATCCACAGTGAATAAGATACAGTTTTATTTAACCACAAATCCATCAATTGTTGAAAATTATAACTATGACATAGTAATATATTCATTATATTATAATATTTTTAGAGTAATGAGTGGTTCCGGAGGTATGGTATTCGCAAATTAATATATATAAAATATTAAGTACAAACACTATGAATTTAATTTTATTAATTGTTATAGGCTTTTTTCTTTGGTTGGGTTATGCTTTATATGGCGCTTATAAAGGAATTGTAAATGAACTAAAAGAAATGCGTACCAAATGTATTGGAACAAATTCAGAAAAATTCGAATCAAGTATTAAAGAAACACCAGTTGAAGATGAAATTTCTAAAATACCCGGCTCAATGGTAAAGGGATTAGGATTATTAATGAAAATGTTATAATAATTTAAATTTAATTTTTATTTCGGCTTAAAGTTTTAAGCCCTATTTATTAATATTAAAATGCCAGTGAAAGGTGTTAAAAGCACCAAGAAAAAACCAGTTATTTCTGTTGAAGAAATACCTATATCTACACCAATACCAGAGTCTGAAAATCAGGTTATTACAGATGTTGTTGTACCAGTATCTACCAGAAAACGTAAAAATACTAAAAAAAAGGAAGAGCCGGTACCAACAGATACAAATGATCATGTCATTATACAATTACCAATACAATCTGATATTATTAAGACATTAATAGAAACTGATCCATTATTAAATCCATTAGAATATACTCCAAATATTATGGATCCAGAACCTTACGCTCCAAATAACCAATTTATATCAACAAATGATATTTTAGAAACCACGATTGAAATGAAAGACAATTATAATGAAATGATTAAAAAGGTGGCTCAAGAAACAGTTGAAACACATGACCATACCAATTGTTGCTATTGGTGCTGTCATTCAATTGGAGCGAAAGACTTTGGTATGCCCGTAAAATACGATGCTTATCATAAAACATTTACCACTTTTGGTAATTTTTGTTCCCTTGAATGTAGCGCTGCTTATAACTTTTCAAATCATAACGGTAGTGATCGTATGTGGGAAATCCATAGTTGGATTCAAATGATTGCTGAAAAAATTGGTTTCAAAACACCTATTCGCCCAGCTCCTTCTAGATATTTATTAAAAATGTTTAATGGATCAATGGAAATCGAAGAATTTCGCAATGCACATAAATCAAATCTAAAAACATATATTATGAATATGCCGCCAATGATTCACGTACAATCTCATATGGAAGTTTTAAATACTTCATATTTAGGACAAAAAAACAATATAACAACAACTGATAATAACGATAAAACAAAACTATATCGTAAACGAGCAGTAGTTGATATTAAAAAATCACTACAATCAAAAATGAATCTTACAATTACAAATATTAATGAAGAAACTGAATCTACTTAAAGAAAAATTTGATTTAGTCTATTGTGAATATGTTAAAGACTCACCAAACTCATTTTCTTCAGACAGTCGAAAAGCCCCTGATTTCCTCAATGACTACTAAAAATATTGATGCGACTTTTTATAGAGTTTCAACAATCACATGTAATGGATCAATCAATACTAGTGTGGATTTAACAATACTATATGATAAAATTAATGTTATTCATTTTGATACTCCCGAAAATGGATTTATTTGCGCGACAGATCGTAATGGAAAAGAAACAAAAGGTTTTAATCCTCTTAAGAAAAAAGCTCCTAAAAAAAAAGATTCTGAGACAGAAGGTCGTAAATTTGATAATGCGATTTCAACATATTATAAAATACAAAATGATTATTATCCAAATGTAAAAATTTTTAAAAATGGAACTATCCAAATGACTGGTCTTAAGACCATTCCAGAAGGAGAAATTCTACATGGGCAGGTTTTTAAAACACTCTATAAAGTTTATCAAGAACATCCTGAAATTTTTGAAAAAGAGCCCACATTTCATACAGATAATTTCTATGTTCGAATGATTAATAGTGATTTCTCTGTACCTTATTTGATTCGTCGCAAAGAGTTACATTTAATCCTAATTTCTGAAAAATACCAAAATAGCTGTAGTTTTCAACCAGAGACATATCCAGGTGTTAAGCTTCAATATTTCTGGAATCCTCTGATTGGTAATGGAGATGGAATTTGTAAATGTACTGAATCAAAATGTCTTGGTAAAGGAAATGGTAATGGACATGGTCAATGTAAAAAAGTTACCATTTCAATATTCGAAAGTGGTAAAATCCTAATTACAGGTGCTACCAATTTTGAACAAATTAATGAAGGTTATGGATATATTACAAAAAATCTAACAGAAAATTACAACACTATTTGTAAAGTTTATAATTAAATGGTATAGTATTTACTATTACATACCACATACAAATTGATATTGATCTGATAATTTTTTATGATTTGGGAACTGCTGGGTATTATTTCCAGGACGTGTTTCACCCGGAATCATGTAAACACTCTGAGGAGGTGGGTTTGCACTTTTTAAATTTTCTGTTACCATAACATGTGCTTCTGGTATTACTGGTATATTTCTCCAAGGGGCATCAGCAGGTGCTTCTTTACCTGTATATAATCCTCCATTGGCAGATCGGGGAGGAATAGTTATAGGAGCTTCTGTTTCAATGTAGCTATAAGAGAGGAGGGTCATTCGCTTAAATTTAAAGAATATAAAAGTTTCTTATTCATAGAATGAAACGTTCTGAACCA